ACATTTTGTAAAGTATTCACTAGCCAATCAGTTGGCTGCGATAAGCTACTGCGCTTCTCCGCTCTTTTTGGCTGCCAGAATTTTAGATTCATCGCCCGCAAATTACAACTGCCCTAAATTACTCACGTTAACAAATTACTTATTACGCCCCTGGGCCAACCACCTGCTCAACGCTGCCCTGAATACATCGTAGTTTTTATAACGACGCACGCCAAACTTGCCGAAATACTTTTCCTCGGTTGCGTTGTAGGCATCCTCATAGGTCCGATATCTCGGTAGGTTGTTGTAGTATTCCTGCATGTAGTCGTCCAAAAATTTCATAAGCTTACAAACCAAAAATCTGACTCCTTTTCTTTTGCGGCGTCCTGCATGCAAGTGCCCAATGCCATAACTATCGAAACAGGCCCATCGACTTTATCGCCAGACTTGGCTTTGTCTATTTTGATATTACCCGCAGGATCGGTGCGCAGCATTATGTTGCCCATCATCCAACGCGTAACAGGATTGCCTGCGTGCCTTAATTGTTTATCCTTTGTCAACCGCTCCAGTTCTTTGGTAGGTGCAGACATTGATACAAAGCCTTGGCCGAAAGGAAACATTTGCAAGCCCTCGTTTTGTAGCTCAATCACCAACTGCGAAGAGTTGAATCGGTCAAATGCAATATCTTTGATATCGTACTGCTGGGCCAACTGGATAACCCGCGCCTTAATAAAAGCGTAGTCTGTTACATTGCCGTCCGTTAACTCAATATGCCCATCGCTCGCCCACTGCCTAATGGATTGCCCTGCGGCGTCTTTGCGTTTGTACGCCGTTTCCACTGGTAGCCAATACCATGAGCGAATCGCGTGAAATTCTGGGAAGTACAAACTAAATGCGCAAAAGTCTCCCGTCGACGCCAAATCCAATCCGCCATAACACAAAGCGCCTTCCAAATCATCCGCGCCATCGCAAGCCTTCCAGTCACTATCTGAAATCCAAGTCATTGCCGTATCAGTCCAAACGTTGAGCAGTTTGGTTTTAAATTCAACTTCTTTGTGCACGAACTCCTTGGCCTCGGTCAATCCCTGCTCAAGTTGGCGCGGGTTTACTGAAATACCCCAGTTTGGATTTGCTTTGGCCCATACTGCCGGGTCCGTCCAATCATCGCCCTCATCCAATGTATAGATCACCGAAAACAAAGCATCGTCTTTTATGTTACCACTCAACACGCCTGCGCAATACTGCCGGTGCTTGTAGCAGGGCGCCTCACGATTAAAGCCCGCCGTCGTAATGGTAAACAGCAACGGCTGGCGCCTTGCTCCCATTGAGTTGCGAATTACGTTGTACAGCTCATCATTTGGATGGGCGTGGTATTCATCAATACAACAAAAGTGAGCATTGAGTCCGTCCTGCTTGCCTGGGTTCCACTCTAGCGGTTTGTATATTGATTGCCCGTAAAGGATGCGCCGATTGTTTACAGAATTGTTAACGGTGAGCGCCTCATTCAACCAGGGCAGATTTTGGCAAACTCGCACCGACTCGCCAAACACCATCATCGCCTGATCTAACTTTGTGGCCGCGCTGTAAACCTGCGCCGCTGATTCATCATCCGCAATAAGTCCGTAAAGCATAATCGCACTGCTGAATGTAGATTTACCATTTTTGCGTGGCACTTCAACATAAGCCCGCGTAAACCTACGGCTACCGTCCTCATTCAAAAACCCAAACAGATTCCAAATTATAAAAGCCTGCCATGGCTCCAACTCAAACGGCTTGCCCGCATATTCGCCCGTCGAATGTTCTAGCTGCTCAATAAATTCAATGGCATGCAAAGCGTAGGTGTCAGAAAATCCCCAACCCGCTGCACGATCCGCCACATAACGAGCCACGGCATTGCGCACGTGTTCACAAACTGGCACCGCGCCAGATTGGACGTCGCTTATATACTTTTCAACTTTTTGCACTGGCTTTCAAAAATGGCCTTTGCCTCTTCAGCTAGTTTCAAGTTGCGATACACAAACGCCTCATCCCACAAACCAAACTTGCCACACTCACGGAATCCGCTGCCCTGATCCATGGTGATCACAAATTGGTGGCCTCGCTCTTCAATCCTGTACTCGCGTCCCTGGTATTCAACGTGCGCCGTTTCAAAGGCGGCTTTGTGCGTTGCTTTGTTAACTGTCTTTTTCATGTTATGCGGTTTTTGGTTTTCTTAATAATTCTAATTTGCTTGCTGGCTTCACGTTTCCAGTTTCAATCCTTGCCCGGGCGCTCGGCGTGATCCCAAACAACTGCCCCATCTGCGTGGCTTGCTTCAATGCTTTGGTGCGCACATCGTACCACGGCGAAACAACACGCTCGCCAAATCTGTTAACAACAACCTCGCCCTCTTTATTGTTTATCTCACAGGCTTTTTTATACAGGCCCAACTCATTGCAGTACCCGGCAACTAATCCGAGATCAGCGCCCGCTAGTAGATTGTTATTTTTTAACTCTTTGCAAGTGATATCCCAATACTCAAAGCCCAATTCATTTAGGTGAGCGGGTGGTTGTGGAACTCCAACACTCAGCTCGACAATCATCGGCTGCTCAAGACTTCGGTCGGCGCGAAAAGTCCCCTCGATTTTTTTTAAATCAACGGGTTTGCGTGGTCTCCCTTTCATATTTACAAATATAGTGTAAAATTTGAAACTTTATTTTCGCCCATGTGTGAAGAAAAGGAAGGCCTGCGGTTTTGTGGGTCCTGTCTAAAGATTTTATAGGGGGTTGGGCTCGGCATTCCTTTCCTTGGCGCTCTTGCTCGCGTGGCAGGAATTGCACAACGGTTGCAAGTTATTGGCGTCCCAAAACTCACCGCCTAATCGCACGGGCTCAATGTGATCCACCATCTGCGCCAAGGTAATCAATCCAACAGACTCACATGCTTTGCACAGTGGTGAGGATTGCAACACTGAAGCGCGAAGGTTGCGCCAATGCTGGGTATTATAGCGCGGCTCTATGTATGACCCCTTCACGTATTGGCGTGGCTTCTTGCCCCCTTGCTTAGGCTTGTTTATTGTTGGCATGTGAGTAGTAGTTTAAAGTCCAGCAGTGATCTCACCAAATGATAATCAAATCCGCAATCCCTAACACGCTGAGCAAATACCTTCTGCTCTTCTGACTGCGTGCCTGTTGATGTCTTGACTTCAACGAATAGCAACTTACCAAAGTATATCACAATTAGATCACTGGCCCCTGGTGTTAATCCTGTGGCCTTCATGAGCATGGCCGTGCGCTTATCCCTTAGCCCTCCGTTGGGGATGCTAAAGATTAAACAACTCTTATAAACTCTTTGAAAAGTATTTCGATAATAAATTATTATTTCCTGCTGTATTTTATCCTCAGTCATATATTAGCAAAGTTAGCAATTTGTGCGGTGGTCAGAGGGTGGTCAGAGAAAAAAAGCTCTCTGACCACCTCTAAAGGCGCGCTATCATTGGGCGCAAAGCAAAAGGTGGTCAGGTGGTCAGAGAAAGTCAAAGACTTTTCCAGAACTACAAAATAAAAAAAATGGAAATTGAAAAAATATTTTTCTAAGGAAGTTATGTTTTTCACGTGCCTCTCTGACCACCTTTTGGTCAAACCCTTATAAACATTGGGCTGAGCGGTGGTCAGAGAAAATCGGTTTTTCATTGTCTGGCTATTTTTACAACTGCATAGCAGCGCATTGTTGACCCATTGACCTTCCTTTTGACTTGTTGGAAGCCTAAATTTTTCATTTCCATCCCCAACTTTCGAGTGTCAAAAATGCGCTGTTGGCTGTTTACCTCGAGATATATCTTCAATTCTGTATTTGTTAAATAATCACTATAATCACCATTTTGCGGAACTCTAAAATATTGGTTTATCAATTCCGCTTCAAAATTAATTGCATTAAATTCCGTGCTATTTTCGTTTAATTGCAATATGTCCTCACTGCTCAGGTGCCAATTGAAACCAGATTGATATAGGTCATAAAAGGCCATGAATAGCGCAGTTTTATCGATGGCGTTGTATGCCGGGTGATTGATACCGAGCACATTAATAGGCAGGATTCGGCGGTTACCTGTAGGATCTGAGATAAGCCCCAGATCGTTGGTAGTTCCTGCTAAGACGGCGAGGCGTTTTAAATCTCGGTGGGTGCGTCCATAAGGCAAGCGAATTGAGAATGACGCCTTACTGGTTAACTCCTTAAATCGTTTGGCCTCAAACTTCGATTTACCCCCAAATTCATCGTCCATTATAATGAGCTTTTTGGTTAACAGGATATCGTCATCCTTTCCCCCATCCAGTTTAGACTCTGCGTAGTAGTTGGCGAGTGGCTTGGGAAGCAGGCGCCTAAAAAACTCAGTTTTACCCGTATTTTGGCGCTCGCCTGCCAATACCAATACCAGGGGCGAGGTATGGCCGTAAACACTGGCAATCATTCCAACGCCCCAGTGCGTTAAGTATTTTGCAACGTGCGGCGTGGTGGTTTCGATGCAAGCGGCCAACTCATCAATAATTTGCTGGCTGCGCTGTACCGACTCATTAGCTTTTAGAAAGTCCTCGAATGGGTTGTAATAGCGGGTGAGTTCTGAGTAAATAACCCTGCAAAAAAACTCAAATGATATTTTGTTATCTGTTAATTCTGAAAATTTCAAATACATCGTATTTAACGACATATCATCGATTTGCTTTGGCCTGTTGTTAAATGTTACAGCCCTATCCTCAATATCTGCCGTGATTGTATTGTAGTGCAGTTGGTGGTTGTTTTGCAGATACAACTGGCATAACGCGACGGGCGTCTGACCTGTGAGCTGCAGCGAAACATTGGCCTCAAATACTGCGGCAGCGGTTTCGGTGGCCTTTTCAACATCCATTCCACTCAGGCGCGCAATCTCAACAACTGACTCCTGAGCACGCCCTTGCTTTTTGGCCATTTTTGCAATGTTTTCCAACTTAACAGCCTGCTGGCTTTTTAACTCAACCCCCGCCTGTTTAGCGTAATAGTAAAAGGTGCCGATTGCAATCTTGCTCTGGCCCGTATCTCGTAGGCAATAATTATACTGCCTATCGGCCTTAATATGATCGTATTTGCTATTTTGGCCCGCAATCGCGTGGAAATAATCACGGCCTCGCTCTCCAAACTCTGAAGCCAGCGCAAAGCCAATATCTAAGTAATTTTTATAGGCCCCCTCTGTTAGATCATAGCCGCCCCTGCAAATCCTGTCAATCAATTCATCAAATTCGTTGCCAGTTAGCACCGTGTGCACTTGCTTTGGCTTGGCTTCTTTTTTTGGGTACTCTTTGAAGGTCTTGCTTTGCTCGTTGACATAAAGTAGGGGGTCGTATGACAGAAACCGCAGGCGGCTCACATTCTTGCAACTCTGATCAATCAGTTGCCCGTAGTTGCGGAAATAATACTGTTTTAATCCATTAAACGCATCAAGGTGGCGCTCTGGCTCAATCTTCACCAGTGCCGCCAATCCATTGCCCGAAACGGATAACAGGGCGGCGAATGTATACGGATCTTTGGTCAGTTCAGACTTTAGCCGAGCCACATCTTCCACCGCGTCAAAATCAATACAAATAAGCCCTGAGTGTTGGATGAGGTTTGCATTGCTTACGTTATCCCGAAAAGTCCCCGATATCGTAACCGCTGGAATCCGTTGCTTTGCCTCGGCCTGCTCATCCTTGCTCAGCGCCTTGGTATTTCTGTACGCCTCGATTAAGGCCAAATGCTGACCAGATCGCACGAGGGCGAAATAATCAGCGATTTGGATAGTGTGGTGCTTTGCCGACTGTCTAATGTTCGGCAGGTAGGTTATTTGCATATTGTAATCTTGAGTAAATGCTCAGTAAGCGTGCAAAGTAGTTGCCCGTTCAGTTTAGCGTCGCGAATATACTCGCCATTTTCATCGTGTAGGTGGATAGATTTAATCAGTATGCCGTTTTCGGTTACTTCAACGTGGGCGATTCGTGCGTGTGTTGGTTTGCTCATAACAGTTTTTCATTACCATCGCCCAACTTAATAAATCCCGAGTCTTTTGTTGATCCAGTGGCGCGGATGAAATCCACCTCCAACTTTGCCGAGTTTATAATCACCTGCCCCACGTCGGCCATTGCCTTCGCCGTTGCTATGTCAATATCGCCATCCTTCAGGCGTTCCAGGGTTTCAAATAGGTGATCGCGAAGATCATTAATTTTGTTGCGTGCCATTTTTTTCTAGTTTGTTAATTTGTCTTGTGATACTTCTTTTAATGCTTAATACTTCCCTCAATTCCTCGGGCAAGTTTTTGATGTTGTTGCGCCTCATATGCTCTTGGCGGTCGATTAGCTCGAGATTGTCCAGTGTGATGTTGGCCTTGTTGCGGTCTTTGAATACCACAAAAAAACCTTTAGGCACTGGGCCGTTAATTGATTCCCACATTAATACGTGCACCAATTTAAAGCCGTTGGCCGTCTTTTCAACCATATACCCATCCCGGTAACTACGGTAGCCTATCGGCTTTGTATTGTGCGGATTTTGCCCCTTTTTAAATTGTGTTTCAACCCCGCCCATCATAATGCCTTTGGTGCCTTTGTTCCAGCTTGTCATACCTTTTTTAAATTGGGTAGCCGGGTGCCCTTTAAAGTTTGCTTTGTAGTAATCGTGCAAAAAGTCCGGGTTTTTGTTAACGCCAGTATTTTGCTGTTTGTGGTAGATCTGCGCAACTGAGCAACCGAATCGCTCGGCCAAATCTTTGGCCATTGTTGTAGGGTACAACTGCACAAATTCTGCCGTTTCGGCTTGGGTCCATCGTTTCCGTTTCATTCCTTTATTGCATAAGTTACCTCAATCCCAAAAGCGTTATGGCCTAGCGTTGTTTCTTTAAACGCCTTTTTCATAACTTTCACCCATTGCGCCTCTGGTAAACTGATTCCTTGGATAAATTCCTGTATTTCTGTGCTGTTGTAGCTTTTGTCTGTGTGCTCGATTTCTACTGTTATTACAAATGTTTTCATTTTTTCATACTTAAAATGTACCTAACGCCCGACTGGCTGTAACCCAACCGCTCGGAAATTTCCCTAATTGAATACTTTAGATCCTGCCGCATTATCAAAACGGCATACTGTTTTGGCGTGTAGCCTTTGAAGTCTATTCTCATAATTTTACTATAAAGTTTTTAACTGCGCCACCTTCAGCAAATTCTCGCTCTCTGCGATTGGTATAGCCCTGCGTGTAGCCTTTTGCATCCCAAAACCGCCTTAATTCCGAGTAATTGGCGTAATACAGCACCCGCTCAATAAATGCCTGCTTGTAGTTTTTACGGCTTTTAAGTTCCCATAGATCGGCTGGAGTTTTGGCAATCTCAAACAGATATCGGCCGTTGAGTTTTTCGTAGGCCATCAATTCCAGACTACCGCGCTCGGCCTTCTTTTCGGTAGCAAATGCCTCACCGCAAAACTCACAGAATCGAGCGGATGCGTAGAGCACAGCACCGCAGCAGGGGCAATCCTTAACAGGTGCCACGCCTTGCCCTTTCTTTTGCTCCATCCCAGCAAATGCCTTACCCCAATCGCGTGCCTCCTGCCAGAATCCTAAGCGGTGCACATTCTCGCCAAAATCGAGGATAGTGAACTCTTTTTTACTCGCCGTCGGCCGCGATCCACGCCCCACCATTTGAAGCCAAAGCGCTACGGATTTGGTAGCCCTGTTCACAACAACCACCTCAATATCTGGGCAGTCGAATCCAGTGGTAGCAATTCCGCAGTTAACGAGGATTCCGTATTTGCTCGTGATAAAATCCTGTATTAAATCGGCTCGCTCGTATGTGCTTTGTTTTGAATGTACAGCGTAAACTCTGCCAACCCCCAACTCCTTGGCAAAAGCCTCAGCGGTATTAATTGTGGCCTCAATGTTCACGCAAAAGACAATTGCCTTTTTATCCCTCCAACGCTTGCAAAACTCCTGCACAACACCCTCATAGACTTTCGGACGGTTAAAAGCGTCATCCAATCCCTGCGCTGTAAATTCGCCCATTCTGCTGGCAATTTTGGAAGTGTCCACTGGGTGCATTGCGTAGGTAATGGGATTGCAGAGATAGCCCTGCGCGATCAGTTCACCAATCCCTACAGAGTTAATCAGTTTGCCGTAGCTTTGCGCCATCGGTGGCTTACTCACTGGCGTTGCAGTTGCGCCGATCACAAAGCCGTCGAATCCCTCCAGAATTTTGCGAAAGTTGCCAATGTGCGCCTCATCAATTACGAGCAAATCGTAACTGCTTAAATCTACCTTGCCTCTCTTTATTTGATTGTTTAATGTCTCAACCATCAGTATGTCGCAGCGGTTTAATTTGCCCGCTTGGCTGAGCAGTTCGCGCCTGTGGGTTACAATTGCCACCCTTCGCCCCTTTTCCAACACCCTGCGCACAATCTCAGAAAATACAACCGTCTTGCCCGCTCCAGTGGGCAAACACAACACAACCCGCTTACTTTCTTTAAAAGCCCCGCGAATCTCATCAACAGCGCTAACTTGGTATGGCCTTAATTGCATATCGCGAGCAGCTCCTTTACTGTGTTGTAAATCTTTTGCACTCCTTTATCGTATTCCAAAAAATCCCGCATCCTGCTATAACTGTTAATCGCTGTCGAGTGATCACGGCCCAACCTGCGCCCAATCTCTGAATATCTCAGGGCGTAATGCTGGCGCAAAATGTAAACCAACATATGCCGGGCGTCCTTAATATCTCCCTCCCTGGAAGTGCTTAGCAACTGCGCAGGGGTTACATCGCAGGCAATGCAAACGGATTGCATAACCTTGGCGAAGTCATCCATTTTACTGGTAAATTTCACCTGTGGGCGCAGCAGTTCGTTTTTCAACCTTACTACTTCGGCCTCATATTTGGATGTCATTTGCAGGATGCGCATTTGTAGCTCTTTATTCTCGCGTCTCGCTCTGCTGTATAGTTGTAAATAGTCTGTAATCATTTGGCTTTATTATTGAATGTCTGGATAGTTCGTACTGCTCGGCAACTTTGATATATTCCCTCATTTTATCCCGCTCTTCGATGTTTGTAATCATAAAGCAGGCGTTGTAAATGTGCAGGGAGATCGTTTGTTCTGGTAGGTCAATCATTGCTCAGCTCCTTCTTTTTCGCCCTATGCCTTGCTTTTCTAACTCTCGCCTGTTCTCTTCTGATTGATTCCTTTGCTTCCAGTGCAAACAATTTTTGCAACGCTGCTGCCAAATCATTCTCGGCAATGAGCAAACGCTTGGCGCAATCTTGCCCGCGATCTTCCCACGTCTTTGCTTTGTCTTTTTCTGCTCTGGCTTCAGCTTGTAGGTCGAGCAGTTTGGTGGATTGCTTAGCATATTGCAAAGTTTTGCGGTTTAATTCCCTGCCCAATCCGCGCACCTGAGCGCGTGAGGCGTTAATTGCAAGCCCGAGCACGATCGTGCTGCCGGCTGTTGCTGCGGTTAAGATTTCAATTATCATTTTGAATTGTCGTTTTTGATTACAAGGTTTAAAGCATACAAAGCGGCCACGCAAAGCATAAAAGAAAAGCGAGCGCTCTCTGGCCACGTCAACGGGTTGAATTGCCACGATACAAATACAAATCCTGCATAAGTGATCAGCAGGGCCTGCGCAAAGCAGAGCATAGTGGTTCGGAGGCTCATTTGTCTGCCCTCCCTTTGTACATTCTGCGCTGGTAGAGCATCTGCGTGAACTCATCAAACTCTGGAATAAACTCATCCCGCTCGAATTTGTACGGCTCGGCTTCAGGGGTTTCAATTCTGCGCTTTTTGTTGCGGCGGATTACGTGAGCGCAGTAGGCTACCGCAATGGTAGCAGGCGCTAAAATGATTGGGTAAATAATATCTAAACTCATAAATGTGGTGCTATGTGGTTGCAAATATAAACGCCTTTTCCACAAAACAAAACATTTTTACAAAAAAAATGCCCCGAGCCGAAACCCGAGGCAGTTAGCACCACACTAACGGCGCAAATATACTCAAAGATTTTGTAAGGTCTGCTCTAATTTCCTCAACGTTTCTAAGCTCTTCGGCTCCTTTCTTGACCAGTGAGTTAAGACGCACCGATTCACGCCTGCAAGTGCGCAAAGTTTTGTTAGGGTTACGCCCTTTTGGATTGCCTTAATTTTTAAATCAGTTACGATATTTTTTTCCATATGCTACAAATTTACAAAAAAAGCGATAAATTTGCAAATGTTATGCAGTACCACACAGACACAAGCCGCGTCTCAAAGAGCGGCCTCGACCTAATTAATCGCGCCCCGGCACTTTATTACGAGCGCTATCTAAACCCCAACGCCTTACCGCAGAAAGAAACCCCTGCGCTAATCATTGGCTCCGCTGCTCATTGTGCAGTGTTTGAGCCCGCTGAGTTTGGCAAACGCTATGCTGTTGCCCCTCATTGCGACCGACGCACAAAGGAAGGCAAAGAAAACTGGGCCAACTTCCTCGAGCATTCTAAGGGCCTTATTCCACTGGATGCAGAAAGCGCTACAATGGTTGAGCGCATAATGGAAAGCGTCCGCGGTCATCGGACGGCGCAGTATCTTTTAAAGGACGGCATTGCTGAGCAACCAATTTACTGGAATGATGAAGAGACGGAAATTGATTGCAAGGCTCGCCCCGATTGGTTGACGCCTGACAATGTAATAATTGATCTCAAAACAACAGAGGACGCAAGCCCAAGGGGATTCGCTCAGAGCGTTAAAAAATACCGCTACGACGTACAGGCCGCATTCTATTCCGACGGCCTCGAGGAAGCCACAGGAAAGCCCTGCAACGGTTTCTTTTTTGTTGCTGTTGAAAAGCACCCGCCTTATTTAGTTGGTTGGTATTTTATCGGCAATGAGGATCTAAAGGAAGCCAGACAGAAATACAAAAAAAATCTAATGACTTACGGATTTTGTAAAAAGTCCAATGTATGGCATGGATATAGCGAAATAGTAACTAAGGTAATTTTATGAGCACAGAAATAACAGAAACAAACCCCGCGCCACTCAGCAGCTTCGAGTTGGCCCAACGCCAAGCAAAAGCCCTGAGCGCTTCAGACTTGGTTCCACAACAATACAAAGGCAACGTAGCCAATACTTTGGTGGCCTTGGAAATTGCAAACCGCATCGGAGCCTCGCCTCTTATGGTGATGCAAAACCTGCACATCATTCACGGCCGCCCGAGTTGGTCCAGTACCTTCGTGATTGCCGCAATAAACGGCTGCGGAAAGTTCACCGCCCTGCGCTTTGTTGGTGATCTTGAGAAAGGTATTAAGGCAGTTGCAACCGAAAAGGCAACAGGCGAGACAGTTGAAGGCCCCGCTGTTACGATGGCAATGGCAAACGCTGAAGGGTGGGTGAGCAAGGCGGGCAGCAAATGGAAAACAATGCCCGAGCTAATGATGCGCTACAGGGCCGCCGCTTTCTTTGGCCGTCTGTACGCCCCCGAGATTACGATGGGAATGCACAGCGTTGAGGAAGTTGTAGACATACAACACGAAGAGCCCGCAGGGGTTGCAGCGATTAACGCTAAACTAATTAACCCAACGGCTGAACCAAATCCTTAGACTCAAGCAAAGTATATGTGAAGCGGTTGCCGTGAATGGTAGCCGCTTTTTTTGCGAGTGCCATAAACTCGTTGAAATCTGCAACGCGCTTAAACACTTGGCAACCGTGGCTCCAGTCATCCACCCGGGCAGAATCAACTCCAGCCTTGTGGATATTGATGCCAAACACGCCCGTCTCGGTCTTATCGGTTTGATAGATTCCGTCTTTGGTGAAGTCGCGATACACAGTCACAGGGCCGCATTGTTTTAATGCCTCATATTTGCCTTGGTGCAATCCAATGGCGTGAGATCCGCGATACTGATTCGCAACCAAGCGAGCAGTGCCGCCTCCGTTATCGGTTGTGGCAGCCCACTCTTTTACTACCCAAGTGTTTTGTATTTTGTAAGCAACCACAAGCTTATCATCAAAGGCATTGGTTACTTTGTTACCAGTGGAACTATTACGGATCCCGATGATGTTCAGGTTGTACTCGCCATCCTCAAAGAAGGCATATTTTTTGGCGGCCATCGTGGCCTTTAGTACTGCTATATTCATAAGATCAAAGTTAATAAAAAGACGGCTGCAATTGCATAAGTTGTGCGGCGAAGGCGGTGGTATTTCTGATCACGCTTCTGCAGCTCATCCAATAACTTCGCTTGGATCTTGTCCTGTTGCGCAATTACCTCCGCATCAATCTTCCGATATTCCCTGCAAAGCGCCAGATTTTCCCGGGCCTCTGCGCCCTTCAGCAGATAGTAATTATTTGCCGAGACTGTCGAGCTGTCTGTGCATTGCGATAAGGCGCAATGTGGTGCCGCAAGAAGTATCACCATTAAGAGCAATGTAGAGCGTGTCATATTTTTGATTTATTACAATTTGTGTATCGTGAAGGGCTTTGTATTTAAGCCTAATCTGGTAGAGCGTGTCTAAATCTTTTTCAACGATCCTAATAGCAGGGCCGTGAACAACCCGCTCACGTTTTGGCACCGCAAATTCCACGTAAGCCATCCCGCCAAACACTAGCAGGATCAATAGCAGTATGGTTAAACTGCCTTTACTCATCTTTTGGTTTGCCGCTAAACTTGTCGACAGAAGTAAAGCCCAGGGTTAGGATTGTAACCCACTCAACAGCGGCCACCAATTCCGCACTGGGTGCAATTTCCTGCGGGCTCATTGAGTTGTGTGCCATCGTTCCGAATAGAACAAATGCGCCGATAATTCCAACGAAGCGCTTGCTTGAAAGTTGGCCGTTATCGCCCTTAAATATTTCGAGTATTTTTTTCATCGTCCTTGGCCTCTGTATTTTTTGAGTGGTTTGTTATTCTTTGAATGTACGCCCTTGTTTTTACGCTTGGGCTTTGGTTGCCATTTACCTACGGATGCGCTCGCCTTTGCCATTTTACAAGCCGTTTAGTTTCATCATATTGTTGAGGCTCAGCGTGTCCATTTCAGCCAGTGCAGTATCCACCCCCATGATCCGCATTGTGGTGGCATACTTTTCCGCCTTCAATTCAAACACCTGGGCTTTGGTTGTAGCTTCAACTACGGCCTCTTTGAGCGCTTGCTTTTCCGCTACCTTACTCTCAACCATTGCCTCCCCCATTGCTTTCGCCTCGGCAGTTGCAACAGATGCGGCTTGCAGATTTTTTGTAATCTTGCCCAGCATCGCCTCGACTTCATCCACTGGCACCGCCTTGGCTTTTTCTGTAGGTACAGCAACGATGCTAACAAATAAACACGCTGCAAAAATCAAAGTTAAGTGTTTCATAGTTTTTTCATTGTATTCATTATGCGTATTTCAGTAATGGCGGCAGCCAGTGCGCTATCTGATTTTTTCAACGCGTAGCTGAGACGGTCAATCTTTAAATCCAAGGCATCAATTTTTTGATTACTCTTTTCAATCTGTTCTTTGTAGCCCGAACGCAAGTCCATATACAAATAACTAACAGCCAACAGCATACAAAAAGCCACGGCAGCAACAGGATTTTTACGGAATTGGTCAAAGCTAACAGGTAGCGCATTGGGTTTTACTTTCGGTGTTGTCATATCGGGAATGGTGGGGGTGGTGGTGGGATGTATTCGGATTGGGGTAAGGTGAGAACCCAAGCGTATTGTGATGATTGAACCAATGGGATATCTTGCTCTGATAAAAACAAAAACCAAACGCCATTGATATCTTGAACGCAGTTGAAAAAAATGTCAGTTGCAAAATATTGCCCTTGAATCAATTCTTTTTGTTCTGGTGTGCAAATGTATCCTATCATTATACTTGGCGTGAAAGGGTTGTTTGAAATGCTTGAACTGCTGTGTAGTGATTACTTGCTTCGGTATCGGTTAATCCGTCTGCATAGTAAAAATAAGAAATTAATTTATTGTCAAAAAAAGTTGCAGTACCATTGTTATTTGCTGCGCCTACATACATGTTTTGGTTTGGTAGGCTTGTCATGGTGCTTGTACCACTTGCACCAACTGTACTATTTGTATAAATTTTTGATGTAGATCCTAACTGGTTGGCTTGAACCATCCCAGTAATTCCACCAGAAATAGCCAATGATGTGCCATCTGTTCGATAATATTCGCAAAAATTAAAAGACTTAAAAGACATCATTAAAAAACTCGGTGGGTAAGCCCCGTTATATCCTGCACTATTGACTGTAGTAGCAGTATAACCTCCAAAACTTAAAGATGTAACGGATAAATTTGCACTTGCATTTAATTGACTATTCATAAACGCACTCGTTCCGTTAGGCGTTACCCCCGTACTCGCAAAAGTCCAACCGCTTGTAAATGTACCCGTAAATGAACTGCTTTTTAAGTTCTGAGCGCACGCAGCAGCACTTGCTCCGACCATTGGATAAATTGCTTTCATCAAAGACCAAATACCATCAAGTTTCATTTGTTTTACCAGTGTATCAATTGCAAGTTTTTCCGTTGCTGATAGTGAATTAACAACCCCAGTCGCAGCGTCGACCCTATCAAAAAACGCTTGTGCATCCGGATCAATTCCAAAATCACTACTACCAATTAACCCTAACTGCGTAGGTAACTGCCCAGCGACCAACTTGTCACCAAACAACTTCTCATTAAACCCACGCATTATCCCGAAATCAGGCATTTCAATAATCTCCTTTTACTGCAAATATATTTACTCCATCGGTGATGGCAACTGTCGTTCCAACTTTAACAACTTGTCCAGCTTTTAACTGCAAATCCGAATAAGCGGTGACTGCTCTTTGCGATGTCACGGTTGTTGATGCCGTTATTGCCGCAAGTCCAATCTCATCAAACAATTTAAAGTTCGCCCCACTTGAATCACTTACAAAAATTAGCACAGCAGTTGCCGCATTTGTTCCTGCAACCTTTGCCCCAATCTGCGTGATTTTCGTGCCGTTGGTTGCAGCAGTTAAAAGCGTGACGGTGTTTGTCATCGTTGCACCTGTTCTGTCGGTTGTTGCACCTGTTACCGTTGCGAATGAAAGTTCAGGTGATAGTGCGAATATGGGTGATGTATTTGCTGGCATTTTAGTAGTTATAGAATAAGTAGAGATTACCACCCACCGAATTGCCGGAAGGTAAATTTGTTAAGTTAGATCCATCGACAGCAGGCAGTTTTAAATTGCCATCCAATTGCACCAATTTACCCGCTGCGTTGAATACGTTTCCCGCCAAAGTTACAGACAAAGGCAGCCGCGCCACATCCAATGTGCCACTGGTGATATTGCCCGCTGCCGTTTGGTCCACATTCTGCACGTTACCTAAACTGATTTGATCCTTTGTAACTTGGTGGGGGTTGCTGTAATTTGTTGTGTGATTTGTTAAGGCCGTGGTGCTTGCTTTGGTTGCAATGCTTGCAGCTTGCGCGGTGCTCACTGGCTTATCAATGTCGGCAGTATTGTCAACATTGCCTAGGCCGATATCGTTTTTATCCAACACCACAACACCAACCTCGCCATTCACGGAAGTAACAGAGCCCTGCGCTGCGATTGTCAAAGTGTTTGCGGTATCGTTATAGGTCAGCGTGATATTATCACCCGCCTGTAGCAATTGATTTACTCTGTCATCTACTCGCTCATTTGTGTAATAAAGTGCGGTAGCAGTTTCGGGAACTTCTGATGTCGTTAGCGTTACGTTTCCGCTTTGACCGTTAACTTGCAACACACCCCCAGGCAAACCACTGGCACCTTGGATTCCGTATAAAACGCCCTTATCAATTACAGATGTTACCACCTCGGTGGAGGCGGGAAAGGTTACAACAATCGCAGACGCTGGCGCATCGTCGACCGTTACATTTGTGGCCCCTGGTATCTGTACGATAATATCTGAGCTCATAAATTCTTTGTAAGTGCGTTGCTAAATTGTACGATGTTATCCTTATAGATCACGTGCTTATTGCTTGGATATTGGGCGTCGGTAAAAACCTTGGTAACTTCCATGGATAGCATGCCCGCCTCCCAGTTCTTAGTTACGGCGCGAGTTAATAACACAGAGCATTGTTTTGTCTGTCCGCTAACTGCAATAACAGTGCCTGCGGATTTCTTAAAACTTACTTTTAGAACATCGTTAATAATTACGCCTACTATCACATCGGCCATTAAAGAAAAAGTATCATCTACCAAATCTATAACAATCGTTACATCTTCGCCAGTATATAAAGCAACAGCCATACGCCAAATTTACAAAAGGCATAGGGGTGAAACGTTAACAAATTAAACGCTAGCAATAATATACCACTGGGCGCCGTCGCTTATAATTGTCTTGCTTCCATACAACTGATTTATTGTTGTTGCGCTCGCCCCGTTTATATTATAAGAGCCGCCGCTAATTGTAACAACGTGGGCACTTGCTTTTTTAATAAAGTAATATTTCTTGCCCTTGCTCTCAGTTGCGTTGGGCAGGTTTACTACAACATTGCCATCCGTAGTATTGCAAATAATAAGCTCGTAGCCGTTTGTAATTGTGTGCGTGCCCGCTGTGTAAACTACAGAAGCATTGTGCTCCTGCAAATGCCATGCAACTTGTTCGGCTGCATCGTCGTATTGCACCATCACCTCGTAACGTGTATTTTGCGTTGGTGTAGTTGCGGGCGCACCGTCGGCATCATTCACTAAATAATTTAATACCAAT